AGACCTTCATTTGCCTCTTTCACATTCTCAGGAGTTGTCTTGACTGGCATCTCCTTTAGAGATTTGTAATCGATTTTATAAAAACTCATCGGAATTCACACTCCACCATAATTTCGGTCAAACATGCCAACATGTTTATTTCATGATCTGCTACAAAAGCAGATTGATATTGATACTTTGCAATTACTAAAACAGCAGCAGGAATGCTATTGTTTTCAAGGGCATTATAAAGAGCATCGTAAATACGACGCAAAAGTACAGTGACATCATTATCAAGATTAGATACCACCCACTTACGGACTTCCGAAAAATTCTTTTCCTTGAGATTTTGGATAAGATCATTTACAGCAACATCAGAAAAAGCAGCAAGAATACCAGAGTCGATTCTCCCACCAACAGAATATCGTTGGAGAGTATTAAGGAGTTGCCTTGTATCTGGAAAATAGTTTTTGATGAGTTCTGCTACAACTTTTTTATCATACTCAATATTTTCCTCATCAAGAATGTGAGACATTCTATTGAAAATAGATACCATCAACTCAGGTTTTTCATTCTTCGGAATAGGAGTATATTTAAGAACAACACACCTTGATTGGATTGGTTCAATAATTTTATTAAGATTATTACAAGTAAAAATGAAACACACATTATTGTGAAGTTGTTCAATCACTCCACGAAGACAAAGCATTACATCGTTAGTTGTCCCATCAAACTCATCAAAAAATACTACCTTTTTTTTATCATTAAACATAGAAACAGTGGTTCCAAAGTTAATGACTTGATTGCGGATGGTATCCAAATATCTACCCTCTGACGAACCATTCAAAAACAAAACATCTTGTTTTGTAATCTTACAGAGAGTTTTAATAGTTTGAGTTTTTCCGCAACCCTGAGAACCTTGCAAAATAAGATTTTGATTTAGTTGCCCCTCATTTACTACATTAGTAAAAAACTCCTTTACACTTTTAGTAAGAATCAAATCATCAACAGATTCTGGTGCCCATTTTTCAACCCAGAGGAATGGTTTAGTATCAGTAATTTCCATATCAAAAAATAAAAATCAAAGGTAATAGTAATTTGGAAATGATTTACTTCTCATTCTCCAACTTGCAGTATCCCTGTGGATACTAAGTATTTTAGCACACTCCTTTACAGATTCATAAATTACTCCATCAACACAACATTTTTTATACATAGACTTTGAGAGATTTTTCTTATGCTCTTCAGTAAAAGGAACACCTTTTCTTGGATGAGAATTTTTAGACCAATATTCTCTTTGCGACTTACGCATTTTATCAAAAACAATATTTTTTCAAAACATACTTTACTTCATTTGGTTTATCTTCCATCCAATATGCTTCATATTCTATTCTACTCTTTGAGTTGGATAAACTCAAGGAATTATTGAGACTATAAAGTTTATCATCAGAAAGACGCATTTTGTTTAAAGATATACCAAATGGATTAAATCCATTACAATAATGCGCCACATGCACAGATTCATGATATATAGTTTCGTTAATATAAAACTTAACATCATGTCCACTTTTTTTAATATTGTCTGTGCATATTACAAACTTTTTTCTTGAATCTGCATATCCAAAGAACTCTTTATGTTTTTTACACAATTCAATATTTTCTTTTACTATGTAATTTTTCTTGTAAACTAAATCAAGGATTTCTCTTGCTTCTGGTGTAAGATATAATAAAAACTCCATCAGCAATTATATGATGAATCAGGTTCTAGGGCAATCCAATATTTCAAATCATACTTAGTATTTGAAAACTCAGAAAGAAGTTTTGATGAAACTACTACATCATATGCTCCGGGAATAATCTTAATATTCTCGACCTTAAAGTTAAAGATAAACTCCTTATCAGTTTCTCCGACTACAATAGAATATTCGTTAGAAGTATCGTTTTTCTTATCTCTAACAACAAGTTTCACAACTCCAGACTCACCAATTGCAGAAAGGTCTGGTAGTTGGTATACAGCAGCAGCTTTCACAAGTTTTTCCAAAGACCCACTATCCAATTGAAAACAAACATCTTTAGATGGGAGGTCGATTTCCTTATCAGGAGGAGAAACAATTACATTTGGATCTGCAAAGAAATACTTAACCCTACGCTTGCCTTCACGAATCATGAGATATGATTCTTCATCAAAATCGATATCAGGATCTTGATGCAAACTGAGACCATTAAGAAATTGATTCAGATCATAAATGGCAAAATCGCGGGGAAACTGCTCACCAATTTCCGACTCAGCAAGAATATTCTTTGCCATTGAAATTGTGCGGAGTTTGTTTCCAGATTTTACAAGAATCGAGTTATTGATACTTGCAAAGTTTTTAAGAATACCCAGTGTTTTTTCAGAAAGTTTCATAATTATCAGATGGTTTTTTGTGAAGTCCAGAGAAATGGTAGAGGAGAATACAATAGTGGATTGCTTTCAGAATGTCAAGTTTAGACTTTCCATTCTTTTTACCAAATCTTGAGAGATACTTGATTGCATTACTGCGACAGAATGGTTCTGCATCTCCAATACTCTCAATTAAATCAAGAGTCTGTGTTTTTGATTCTTTTGAAGTATAGTGTGATTGATAAGTTCCTGAAAGATAATCACGAATCTCTTTCAATGTTTTATCTTCTTCATACTTCCAGAAGTGAGATGAGCTCATGGAGTCAATTGGGTCAATTGGATTTTTTTGTATTTCAATTTGACCATTACTATTCATAGACATAGTAAACTCATTTACATATTTTTTTTCATCTTCAGGTCCAAACATAATAGTAAAATGGGGAGACATAGTTATCTCCCCCAATTATATCAAATAGAGTTGTATGTGTCAACAGAATCCTCCGTTGGCATCACAAAGTCCGAATCAACTTTATCATACAATTCCAAGAATGCTTGTTTAGTCTCTTCATCAAAACGATTCACACAGACTTGAATTGCCTTTGCCTTATCTTGGAAGATGCTATATGCACGAATAATGTGGACAAGACGACGAGTGCTGATGATTTCTTCGATACCACCATCATAGAAGGTTTTACGGATGATATCCGACCAATCAACCAACCGCTTGCAGAAGTCACGATCTTCCACACCAAGATCCAGAGCAATACCTTCCAGAATCTTCTGCTCAGTTGCAGGAGTTGGGTAGGACTGCTCAAAGGTCACAGGGAAACGCTCTAGGAATGCTTCATTGAGCACGTTAGTTCCAATAAACCGACCGTCGTCCGAACCTTTGCCTTTAGTATTGGCGGTTGCGATGACATTGAATCCTGACTTTGGTTGAATGAACTTTCCAATCTTTTTAAGGAAAACTCCTTTCCCTTCCAGGATAGATTGGAGACAGAGAATCTTGTTACTTGCCAGGTCGATTTCATCAAGGAGCAAGATAGCTCCTCGCTGGAGTGCTTCGATGACTGGACCGTTGTGCCAGACAGTAGCACCATCGACAAGGCGGAAACCGCCAATAAGATCATCTTCATCAGTCTCAATCGTAATGTTTACACGAATCAGTTCCCGACCCAGTTGAGCACATGCTTGCTCAACACTGAACGTTTTACCGTTACCCGAAAGACCCGTAATGAACGTAGGATAAAAGAGACGGGACTGAATAATTTTTTTAATATCACCAAAGTTACCAAACTTGACGAAAGTATCATCTTTTTCAGGAATAAGGTTTTGTTCCACAGCAGGAAGTGCAGGAGGAGCTTGGTAAGTGCGTTCGATTTCTTCAACCTTTTGTGGAGTTACTTCAAGATTCCACTTACCACGACCAATTTTATAATCTTCAAGTTTTTTAGTTACAGTCTGATAGTTGGAATCATTCATTGCACACCAAGCACGAATATCTGCAGCACAGATATTATCTCCATACAAAGATTTAAGAGAAGTGCGAATGTAATCGGAAGAAATAGCCATAATGAAGTGGAGTGGTTTGTCTCAACATAGTAATTATACAAGAAAAGGAGAGTGTTTAAACTCCCCCTATGACAGTTTTTTATCTGTCCACCAGTTGATGGTATTTATGCCACATAACTTATGAACTCATTAAGGATTTTTTTATTTGTTTTTTTAGATCTCAAACTCTTGACAAATGCATTCTTAATTTGAGTTTTTGTCGCATCATCAACAACATCAAAATCAGAATCACTAGATAATGTATTTGCAGATATAGCCAAGTAAGTATGATATCCAGAGTTTTGAATTGAAAAAGATCTATTCTTCTTCCAAATATTCATAATTTTTGCATATTCATCGCCACACACTTTATAACTACGAATAAAGTTTGAAGCATCACGATTAGCAATAACACGAATACCAATAAAGTTAGTTTCTTTAAAATTATCCCTCAAGTTTTCCAATATGGTTTTAGTAAATTGAGTATACTCTGGCAAAAAGGCATATGTATTTCCAGTTTTACGATCTCTAAGAAAAGAATTATCACCGATGTAATTTACACCAATGTATTCTTCTTCTTGCCACGGATTTTTAAACTCACGATGAAAACGAAGTGGTGCAGATTCTCCATCAGTCAAAACTACGCACTGAAGTTTCTGCACTTTATGACTCTTCATAAAAGATGGAATAATTTTATGAAGAGATATTAGAGCTTCATTCAAAGGAGTTCCAGAAAGTCCCATACCAACAGGAATAGTATAGTGAGTATATTGTCTAAAAGAATATGCAATTCTATAAATTGTTTTCATTTGCCTTTCAATTTCAACTCCATTCACACGACTAGTAAATAGATTCATCATAGAAAAAGTTTCATGAATCTGAATTAGACTTTCCTTCTTCTTATAGGAACATTCCCTAATATTTCCAGTCTCATTATCTACAACTGGATAATCATTTGTGAATGCATATACATCAAAAGGAATGTAACATTTTTTACAAAACCAAATCAAATTGTACAATTGCTTAATTGTATCCAACATTACTTCCGCCATAGATCCAGACCAATCTAGAATAAAAATTAGTCCATGATTTTTTCCATCAGGGATAGTAGTAACTTTTTTAAACAAATCTTCATTATACCTGTAAGTATGAAGTTTAGAGCAATCAAGAACTCCTGTCCTAGAAATTGAAGCTCTAGAATAACTATCGGCAGATTTTTTACATTCAAACTCCTTTACAAGATAATTAACTTCTTTTTGTGCGGATTTTTTAAACTTTTCATAGTCCTCATCAACCCAATTGAAATAATAAGGATCATCACCTTCCCAATGAGTTTTACATTGATGATGTATTTTTTCATTGGAAATAATGATGTTATTCAGATTGAGATTCGGAATCTCAACATAAACATTCTCACTTCCATTGTTATTAACCAAACTGCGGATAGATTCTTCCAAAGATTCCATTGTTTTAACAGTGGTAGATTCATCTCCAGAATCATTTTTCTGCTCTTTACTAGAATCATCTTTCACATCATTTTGATTTGAATATTCTTCTTGCTTATTACCATCTTCAGACTCTTCTTCAGACTGATTATTTTTATTCTCAAAACTCTCATTACTATTCTCACCTTTTTCCCCATTACTTTCAGAGTCATCATCTTTACTATCATGAGAATCCAAATTAATTTGATTACTCTTATCACTTTGCTGTTCTTCACAATATTTGTAAAGACATTCCGCCGCAATCAAAGTATCAGCAAAAGTTTCACAAGACTCAATCATTTCAATGATTTCCATCTCTTTTGGAGAGAAACTAATATCTAAAAAGTTGCCAATTTTGAAGTAAAGATTTGCTTTATCGGCAAGATTAAACTTACTGATATCTTCATTCTCAAGACAGAAGAAGTCTTCATCAGCAAGCTCTTTATAACCATTGAAGAAAGTCTTTGCCAGACCAGCATAACGACGCTTCATTAGTTTCTCAATGCGAGCATCTTCTACCACATTCACGAATTGTGGAAGGATGTTGTAGTCTTTTGTCCAGTCAATATTAGGGGTTTCTCTTGAATGCCCAACTTCGTGTGCCACAAGAAGATCAACAACAGTATTACTCGCGTTCCACATAGGAAGTGTAAGCACCCGAGTATGGACATTAAAACAAGCAGTATCAACTTTTTTATGCTCCACCACAATGTCTTCTTCCGCCAGAAGTTTGGCGAGCATCCCTTTGATTTCGCAATTAACGGTCATTTGAGTTTGTGTGATATGTGAGTATCATAGTCCAACCTGACGACTTATGCATCACCACTAGGACACTTTTTAAACTGGACCCTACCTCTTACCCACTCATCGCCAGGACACTCAAAACATTTGTAAAGCGGCACCTTCAACAATACTCTGCTTCCACTCTTCACTCATATTTGCCATAATCGCAAGTGCTGCCTGATTGGTGTCAACATAACCTTCGGCAACTAAGTGCTCTAGAATAACATCAAAAATATCAACTTCTTCTTTCATTTCCTCTTCTCTTTTACCAAAAGTTTTATGCACTAATGTATCAAGTTTTTTATGAAACTTCTCTTCTTTCTTTCTAGGGACACCACCATTCTTTGCTTCTTCAGCAAGTTTTAGTTCTTTAGGAGCATACTTAACTTTCTTACCATCTTCACGCTTGACAGTATAATATTTCTCATCTTCTTTCCCATCAGGTTTATCAAGTTTGATAACCTCACCTTCCATCCCACTATCTTTACAGATAACTTCATCACCAACCTTAAAGTGTGATTCTGAGATGTTATCATAAACAGAATTATATGCTTCCATTAATAAAGAATATTGTTTTTGATTATCCATTTACTTTTTAAATATTTATAAAAGGAGGTCTTTTGACCTCATTCGTTTTAGAAGGATAAATCACTTCTCTTTACCCTATTTTTCATTGCTCTACTTCTTTCATTATGCCTTGTTGCTGTCTCAAAATCACCTTTTTGAGATGCTTCTTTTTCCAACTTTTTAGCAGCAGTTATTTGTTTCTTTATCTTTCTTTCTTTATCTTTACTCATTCCTTGATAAGACATTTCAGAAACAAACTCTTGGAAGGTTTTCATTTACACTAATACTTTTTTAGATATTTATAAAAAACCCATAATACGACGAAGGATCGCCTTTTGGACGATCCATGTGCCTCTTTTTAAAGTGTCTGAGTGCCTCTTTCCTTGCCCTCAGTGCTTGAGGTTTAAGTTTTCGTTTCTGGGGTTTCCCAGAATTGTGTTGCCAGTTTGGAGTTGTCATTTTTCCAAGGTTTGTTATTGGACTATACGGGAAAAACCTTTTACTTTGTCAAACTTTGTGACACTTTCAAATTTGTCCTCCAATCCAGTCTTATGAGAAATTACAAATACATTAGCATCTCTAATCACATACTTAATAATCTTTAAAAACTCTTCGGTACCAAACCCATCAAGTGAAGAATCAAATACTTCATCCATGATTAACAGATTTGTATTTACTGAGTTTTTAAGTCTAGCCACTTCTCTCCAAGTGAAAAGAAGTGCTAAATCGATTCTCATCTTTTCACCTTCACTGAAAGAACTATATGAAAAATCTTCATGAATTGGAGACTTCATAGTTTCATTGAACTCTTCATCCAATGAAAAATTAATATAAAAATCCATCATTTGAAGATAGCGATTGACCTGCTGATTGATGAATGGTAAATATTTTTTAATGATTTTAGTTTTCACCCCATCATCTTTCAGAAGAGAATATGCAAAGTCATAATAAACGATTTCTTCTTTTCTTTTTGACAATTCATCAAATACAGACTGTAGAGATTTACGAAACTCTTCTAACTTTTCATGCTCAATATTTCTATTTTTAAGTTGGTCGGTAATTTTTTGAACTTCAGATTCAAGATCTCTGATTTGTCTTCGGTTGAGACTAATCCGAGTATTGTTTTGAGAAATATCATGATTGAGTTTTGTAATCTCCTTTGAGGTATCAATAAATTGACGTTCTCTTTCCTTTTCAGTAACTATAGTTTTTTCAAGTTCTTCATAACCGCTTTTCAGTTCTTTTAATTTATTTTGAACGTCCTTAACTTTATTTAACCTAAAATCTTCCTCAATAGTTTGAGTGCATGTAGGGCATACCGAATTATCAGTAAAAAAACTATGCTCATCTGCCATTATTGATACCTTTTGAGATAGTTTTCCTTTCAAATTATTAAGTTTTGCTAACTTCCCATCAATATCGGACATCTCTTCAAGTTTAGACTGAAGTTCTTTTACTTCTTTCTCCAATCTTTCATTGTCTTCAATATGATTGCTAATTTCGGAATCTAAATCGGTTATTTTCCGATTATTGCTGTCTATATTAGCATTTCCACGATTCTCAAGCTCTTCAATGAATGTTTCTTGCATTTTGATTTTATCCTTTAGATTTTCTTTCTTGAAATCTAAAGATTTTATTTTTTCTTTTTGAGTTCGTATCTTATCTTTAATCAGATTATTCATTGCAGAAAAGATACGAATATCTAAAAGATCTTCGATGACTTCACGACGATTTGCAGTAGTAAGTTGCATAAACGGCACAAAAGTGCTGCTACCTAAAATTACAATTTGCGTAAATGATTTATAATTTACCTTAAGAATATTTTCTTCCAGTATTCTTTGATTTGCGCGATCATCTGCTTCTTTATGCAGAAGATTTCCATTTACTTCAATATCAAATATATTCGGTTTAATTCCTCTACGAACAAGATAATCACGACTATTTACAGAAAACTCAATTTCAACTACACAATCTCTTTCATTAGTTGTGTTAATAAGTTGATTTTTATTAATTTTACGAAATGCTTTATTGAAAAGAGCAAATGTCAAGGCATCAAGCATTGTTGATTTTCCTGCCCCATTTGTTCCTACAATGAGATTTGTGGCACTTTTTTGAAAGTCAATTTCTGTAAATACGTTTCCAGAACTTAAAAAGTTTTTATATCTAATTTTTTTGAAGGTTATCATTCTTAGGTGGCACTACAATATCATCAGGGGTTATTACTGCATACTTGTAATTATAGAGCATACAGGTGCGAATGGCAAGGTCAGAATCGACTTCTACAATTTCCATTTCCTCATCTTCTTCATCCTCTAGCATCATGGCATAACGAGTTGCATCATCTTCTTCCTCAAAAAGAAATAAAACTTTCTGACCATATTGGTCATGAACTGCATATGCTCCGTCGTCTTTTCTATCTTTAAGTGTGAGAAGATACATTATTCTACTTCGCAAGCTTGTCTATAAAGATCTTGAAATAATCCCTTAATAATATTTTTGTTTAGATCAAACTCAGATTCGTCAATATATCTATTCAAGATAGAAAGTGTATTTTCATCCTCACTTATTTCAAACTCTTCACTTTCTTGAATCTCAAAGTTTTCAATAATTTTTAAGTCTTGCACACCAACTGAATATAACCTATCAATAAACTTCTCAAAGTCTTTTGGTTTTGTTTTCTTACGAACTATTACCTTAACAATTTTATTTTCATACTCCGAAAAATCAAAAGTTTTGTAATTTGTATCCTCATAGTAAATATTATAGAATAATCTATAAGGATTATTGATTGGAATATGCTCTAGTGTTTCAGTATCAAAGATATGAAATCCTCTAGTATCATTCACATCATTCCAAAACATTTCATAAGTATTCCCTAAATAGAAGACTCTTCCATTATCCGATCGAGTGTGATAGTGTCCCGAAAAGACACGCTTGAACTTTTTAAGTAATTCGCAGTCCATACCTTCTTCCATGGTGTGTCCACGATAAGCTGTAAATCCTTTGAGTTCAAGGTGCCCCATCGCACACTGGCAAGATGTATCTTGAATAAGTTTAAAAGTTTGCTTTTCATTTTCTTCATTAATCCAGGGTAAAAATAAAATATTAAGTCCACCAATATTAACTTCTGTTGCTTCAGAATAAGTTTTTATGTTTGGATAATCCTTAAGTAAAAGACTTGGAGAATTAATTGTATTTGAGTTTCTTAGAAAGATATCATGATTTCCAATAATCATATGCACATCATATTTACTAAGAGGATCTAAAACAACTCTCCGAGTCCAATCCAATCCCCAAAAATCAATACTCTTACGGTTGTCGAATGCATCTCCCAAATGAATTACGGTAGTTATTCCATATTCTTCCAATGTTGGAAAAAATATATTCTCATAGAATAACTCAAAGTAATTATGTAAATGTCTAGATGATTTTCTTGCCGACCAATGAGTATCTGTAAGCAAACCGATAAGCATAATAGATTTTAACTAGATTTCAAGTATAGCACAGCAGTGCATCATCGACTATTCCTATGAGAGACATTATCTTTAATCGTATTATAATCGCTACTGCTACCAGAAAGCAAGCTATCGTCAACCATCATGACCTCATCAAAACCAGTCTTTTCAATAATCTTACTTTTAATTTCTAATTGCTTTTTCTCTTTCTGAATCCTTCTCAGAAATGCGTAGTGAATAATCTGAGTAAAGTATGCGAAAGGATTCTTAGATTTTTCTGGATCGAAATTATGAATATACTGCACACAATTCTCAATGCCATCAGAAATCATATCCTCACGAAACATATAATTTACAAAGTTTGGTTTATATGAGAGGTGAGTGGCAATCTTCAAAAAACATTCTCCAAGATAATTCGGAATCGGTGGCTTACCTTCCCACTTCTTTGCCCTTTCTTGCTTTGGTTGCTCAGTAAGATCTTTATTGAAAGTCTTTTTATATGATTTTTCTACTTTGGATCTATAGACAATCATTGCCTCCAATAAGTCCTTGTTATTTACGTAGTGTTCTGTCTTTTTCTTTGGCATAACATTGGTTTTTTAAATACATGATGAATCAATTATAACATATCTGTAAAGGGCTTGACAATACATTAAAAAGTCACTAGAATACCTTTGTTGAGGTTGATGGATGAGTTCTAGCTTTCTTTAAGATCTTTAAAGATATTCTCTAGTTTCTCTCTAGCCTCTTGCACTGAGGATATGTAACCCATCTTAGATGAAGGTTTAACAGATCCATTATAAGGACTTTCAATAGAGTCCTCTGAAAGATAATCATTGTAAAGTTTAATAATGTGAGAATCATTAGTTTCAGTCATTGTAATGACTTTATCTGGTTTAATGATAAAGATATTATCATCAGATAATTCTAACCAAGGTTTTACTTTTACATATACACTACCTTGATTATTCACCATTTTCATAGTAATTGGATTTTGAAGAATAATAATTGGATCACCATTATTATCATCGGTAGAAATAAGTGAGAATATTTCTTCACCAGAAACTAGTTTTAAAATGCAGTAAAACTCTTCTCCCATTAGTTTTTAAATGGTATATTTACAATTTCATAATTAAAGTTTTCTTCATTATATATTTTAATTCTTTCAATTAAGTGATTCAAAGTATAATTTTTTCTAGATTTGTAACTAATATCATCAGCAATATCATATAAAGTTGCTTTTGTTTTATTATTTCCTTTTCTTAGCACTCTTCCAATTGACTGAAGATTTCTGATTCTAGATTTTGAAGGTGACGCAAATATAACATTATGTAGATTTTTGATATTAATCCCAGTGCTAAATGTTCCATAAGATGCCACAATGATTGCATTGTTTTCTCTTTCTGTAATTTCTCTAACTTTTTCACGATCTTCAGTAGCAACTCCACCATGCACAAAAAAGACATGACGATTATCAGTCTTTTCATTATTTATCATTTCATATAATGGTTGCCCATGACCTTCTACTCTTGCAAAAAGAATTAAAGTATTTCCTTTTAAATCTAGAGAAAGATTGCGAATAAACTTATTTCTCTTTTCATGATTGATGATATATTGAACTTCTTCCTCAAAGTTTTCAAACTTATGTGGTGGGTGTTTCAATAGAAGTACATTAATATCTAATGTCGCAACATGACCCTTTTTCATCAATTCATCAGTTTTAATAATCTTATAAGATGGACCGAATAATCCTTCTAAAACCCATTTATGCGTTTGAGATCCATCAAGAGTACCTGTAAAACCAAATCTATATTTACAATCAGCAAGTTTTGTCATTATAGATACTAATGACTTTGATTTAAACTGGTGTGCTTCATCTCCTACAACAACATTAAATCTTGAAAAATATTGTCGGGGAAGTTTGTAAATTGACTGCCAGGTAGTGATAATTACTTGAGAATCTGTTTCTCTCTCTTTCCCAGCGTAAATCTTGTGGCAGTATGAACCCACATCAAAACCATAATCTTCAAAATCTTTATACATCTGCTCTACAAGGGATGTCGTTGGCACGACTACGAGAATATTTTGTTCTCTCTCAACGTAATATCTCACAAGACAATATATCATTAATGACTTTCCAGAAGCAGTTGGAGATATCAATAATTTTCGATTATGTCTTAAAGCGTCGTATACTCCCTCAATTTGATAATCGCGTGGATCATACTTGCAAATAGATTTCATGTAATCTTTTACACCTTCCTTTGAAATCATTTCATTGACCTCAAAGGGAAGACCATAAAACTTATTGTCTAAAAACTCATAAGTATAATCATGATCTTTGCAAAATTGTACTAAACGATCTAAGAGTCCAATATAAATGGTATTATCTTTTATATCGAATAAATGTATTTCACCATTCCAATTTTTTCTTCGATATTGTGGCATAAATTTGGCGTTGGGGACTTCAAATTTAAAGGCATCTCTCAATTCATATCGCATATGTTCTTCATTGCATTTTAAAGTGAGATAAACTTCGTTACTTTTTTTAATTATGATGTGACCATTAGAGATATTTTGAACCTTTGTATTTTCCATTATAATTATGACTCAATAATTTTTTATTGTAGAAAGAACGACCTTCTTTAATATATCTTAATGCAGTGTTTCTCCCTATACTATATTTATCAACCGCCCAACGTGCTGCCTCATTCAGACTTTTAAATTTTATTCCTTCCAATTCAATTTCAATTCTTTGTGTATTTTTTTCCAATTTATTTTTTGAATATTCAATCTTTTTTTCATTAGAAAAATTTTCCCACCCCTGTTTAAGTTTTTGACTTCTCCATTTTTTATGTTCTTCACTTTCCTTTTTACCACTATGCAATTTACCTATAATATCTTTAGTTTTTTTAGTATGTTTATAACCGAGTATCCCTTCTCCACCAAAAGTTGCATTATATTCTGGGTTTAATTCTTTTATTAATCTTGGTTCTTCTACTTCCAATAAAAATCTTTCATCACCTTCAAGTATAACTTCAAATGAAAAATTTTCTTCACCATATTTTTTTATTGCTCTAATTATTGGTTGATTATTTTCTTTTTCGGAACGAGCAGTTGATAAATGTTGATTAAATCTCCATTTTGGATTTTCTTGACTTGTAAATCCTATATAAAATTTCTGATTTAGGTTATTTGTTATTTTGTATATAAATGCCATAAAATATTCTTCCATCCCACTTTATTTATAGTGGGAATAATTTATGGTTAATTATATCCTGAAGTAAACTGCATAAACTCTATAGAGTTTTTTATTTGATAAGATCGATTAGAAATCATTTTAATAATCTCTTCAAGAAACTTCAGCATAATGTCGTAATATTTAATTTTCATATCTACCTTATTTAACTTCTCATCAGCGTCCATATGCCTCTGTATGGCATCTTTATCCCTAACCTTATAAGGAAATGGTTCTTCTTCATAAACCTCAACAGGTGCCTTTCCAGTATAGTAATTATATCTCTCTAGTTTTACTTTATTATAACTTTCCCGTGCTCTCTCACGAAGAAGAGTAATTGTGTTATATATGGTATAATATTTTGAGTGTAATTGGGGTATTTTTAAAGATTCATCGTGTAAATTGTCAGGATCTATGACAGAATCATTCTGCCACATTTCTTGAAGTTTTTCCAAATCTATTGACATTTTATAATTTACCCAAACCCCATTCAATGCCAGGACATTCTATACTTCTTTTGTTTATTTGTCCATTATTCCACCATTTTGTTCCTTTATGTGATGGTGGCAATAATCCACTTTTCTTATGAATATCACTAATTTTAGTTTTGGTCTCTTCACTGTGAGGATGCCTTTTTACCCCTTTATGAGAATCACTTAAATTCTTTTTATGTCTTTCTGTTAGTTTTTTTCCTTTATGTGCTTTACTTATTTTATCTTTAGTTTTTTGTGTCTTTCATCTGCTTCTATTTTGGTTGGCATTATTATTTATAATAAAATAGGGTAGATTTCTCTACCCATCTCTAAAAAGCGCCAACCAATTAGAGCATTATTATTTATGCTTAATCGTCATAGGGGATTTCCGTCAGTTCCTAGGATACTGTAGATAGTATACTTGAAACTAGCCTCTGCTGTAAAGTAGTTGATATCAGTATCCGTTGCCTGAAAATCAAGTGAAGTTAAAGATACTGGAAATAAGTCCTTAAACTTAATCGTCGCAACTTTATTATAATTACTATTTAATATAGATAAACTACCATCACTATACTGTTGTTTATAATCATTGATTCCATCTTCATTTGTAATCAAGTCTGAAAACTCTTGAGCAGATTCTGGAAATCCAAGCCCAGTAATCCAATTATGTAATGCGACATAATTAATCATATTTTCATCTACAAGAAATCTTAAGTTAAGATCTCCATATTGAATAATATCTCCAGGAACATCAAGATTTTTTAAGTATGACGGTTGCTGCTGTATACTTAAAGTAATTTCTGGTATTCTTGCAGAGTTGCAAAAAAATGAAATCTTAGGATATCTTGATAAATTGAAATCAAACCCTATAGGGGATAAGAAGTTTCTATTCTGTATCTGTCTGTCAAAGGGTGTTGCCATATTTTTATTTTTATTTAGATAAAAAAAGAGGACCCGAAGGTCCTCTTGAGATGACTCTGTGAATATGAATCACATGAGGTTGCTAACTTTGACTCTTCTGTAGTAACGGTTTTCGTTAACGTTAAGAGCTCCAAGACCCTGATTGGTTCCTTGTGCGAATGGATTAGCAACAAGACCATAACGAGTCTTGAATCCAATTTTTGGCTGGAATGTATCCTGACCAACTGCACGAACCATTTGGAGAGGAACGTATGGGCAGTAGAAGAGACCTGCATCATAAGGAGAAGAACCCTTATAACCAACAACGTAATACTGGTTAGCAGATACGTTTGCCGAATATGGGTCAATGTATACACGATACTTACCTTGAAGCACACCAGCAAAGGTGTTGCCAGTATCGTCAACATTCAAGTTTGCGTTGAGTGCAGGGGTGTAATCAAGCACACCAGCCATTGCAAGTGCAGAAGCAACGTCTGCAGAGCAGATGATGGTGTTGCCCTTCCCTCTACGAGTCTCTTGTGCGATTGCGTTAGCATCGCGCTCGATTTGGAAGATAAGACCCTTAAACTTCTCAACGGACCAACGACCGTTAGAATCAACGTCAAGGTCGAAAGTACCAGCAGTTGCGGTATTTACTTGAGCACCTGGTCTAGCAGTCTTGTAGATGGTTCTGATGACTTCGCGGTTGATTTCTGCAAGAATCTCAGTGCTGAGAATGTTTGCAAGCTCAGCTTCTGCATTCAGACCGTGAATTGCTTTCAGATCCTGAGCAAGCTCAAGGCTGTATTCTGCTTTCAGAGCACGGCTCTTTGCAGTAACAGTGACCTTCTCAATCGAGAATGCCATCTCGTTGAAAGCACCAGCACCGTCACCAAGATCTTCTGCTTGGTCGGTTCTGAGACCCTGACCGACATTATATGCGGTAGAGTTAATTCCGACAGGATTGAGGATACCTGGGTTGCTACCTGCCTGAGCAGTAGTACCCATACCGACGTTACCGTCAGTCCATCCTTGAGTGTTGTTGAAACTTGCGCTCTGACCAGAGAATGCGGAATCTGCTTCGTTGAAGAATGCTTCGGTTCCAGTCTGGCTCTCATAACGGGAGCGCATTGCGAAGATAAGTCCAGTAGGACCATTCATTGGCTGAACGCCGCAGATATCATACGCAATTAGATTTGGCATCGAGCGTCTGATAAGTGAAATCAGAACGGGATCGAAACCTGCAGTAGGACCACCAGCAGCAGAAGTGCCACTAAAACCACCAGCTCCAGTAGCATTGGTTGGAGCTTCGGAAAGAAACTCACGCTCTTCACGAATAGACTGCTCTTGGTTTTCTAGCAGGATAGCGGTGACAGCTCTACGATGTGAATCTTTGATAGGATCCAGACCTTCGTAGTCTAGTAGTGGACTCCACTTCTCCTGCAAGTGCTCTACGTTGAACATTTGCATTTGTTTTACCTCTTTAAAAGTGTTAGTTTGACTTATGATTTATAAATCACTTTTTAGAAACTCTTTGGAGTGTCTGAAGATAAGTACCCATAGTACCGTTTACATTCTGAATATTTAAATCAGTTTCTTCAGATAGATTTTCACCAAAGTTTCTTTGAGTACCAGCATTAGATGGGAAATACGATTCCCTCAAAGTTACCAGTTTCTCACGATAGTTGTTTTCACCATCAAACTCAACATTTTCAGAAAGAGAAGCGAGTTTGTCTTTCTGAGAAAGTGCTAGACCCTCAGCGACTTCTGCAAAGATTACATCAGCAACTGACTCTGCTAATCTTCTATTCAGAGCAACATTTCTTTCGATTTGCTCGTTGAGTTTTCCTTCCATTTCATCAAGTTTATCTACCATGCTCTCGATTACATCATATTTATCTTCAGGAATAGTTACATAATGATCTTCAAAAAGTTGCTTCATTCCAGAAAGGAATGATTCAGTCATTTCAGTTTGCAATCCATGACCGATTGCAAGTGCATTCTCTTGAACCCACTCATCAGCAACATACTCAAGGTAAGCATCAAGTCTTTCGGTGAGAGATTCTTTGATTGCCTGCACTTCTTCAATTAAAGCATCTTCATATGCAACTTCCATTTCTTCTGCGATTTCGGAAACCTTAGAAGAAATAGCTGCTTCAAAAATTGTGCGTGCTTTTTCTTGAAACTCTTCAGAAAGTTCTTCACCTTCAAGAAGAGCATTGACATCTTCTTCGACATCAATCTCTTCCTTCATTTTCTTCATCATTTTCTTTTTCTTATCATCCTCTTCCTCTTCACCTTCTTCTTCCTCCTCACCTTCTTCTTCGCCCATTTCTTCGGAGACAATTTCTTCCTCATCATCATATGATTCGGAATCTTCTTCATCTTCGATTTCTTCCTTGACACCTTGCATAGGCATTGCAGGCTTTGCCTTTGCATTTACAACGTCTTTCACTTGAGAAAGAGTTTTGCTTGCAGTGTCAAGTTTTGCTGATTCGTCATCTGGACGATAATTTTCAGGAGTAGGACCACCAAGATCTTCCCAACTACCAGTTTGACCTGGAGTTGCTGTATCTAAAGATTGCATTGGCTCGGCAGGTGCTGCCCCTTTGGTTACTACGTTTTCCATTTCTTGTAAATTGCTACCAACGGACATTTGTTTAGATTCTTTTATTTAATCTATATTTATTTATCAATTTAAAGATTTGAGAAAATTTCAAATTCATATCTTTTCTTGAATGTTTGCTTAGAAACATTAAAATATTCATAAGCATCTTTCATACAACCAAATTTTATGCCATTACAAATTATTATTTTTGAGTTTGGATTTTTTGATCCCTCATGTTATTTCATTTAGAGCATATTTAAAAATTTTTCAAAATGTTGAAGTTTCCTCTCTTCAGTTAATCTTTTTCTTTGCACATCTTTTTCAATAATATTTTTAATAGATTCTGTAATCCAAACTTTTTTATTTGAATCATAAATCCACTCTTTACCTTCCATGATTCCTTGCACAAATGCATCGGGTGCGGAAGGATCTGCTACAATGTCAGCAGCAGTCGCTAACATAAAGTCTTCACCAACAATTTTATGACCTTCATTAGTCATCTTAAGTGAACCTACACCACGAGAAGACACTCCAAGAGTTACACCTTCACCAATCAGTGATTTTGCAATTTTTCCCATTGGTGTCTCAAGTAGTTGAGCTTTACCAATAAAATTATTTCCATCACGATATAATTCGCAAATCTTATGAGAGACTCTATCAAGATTGATAGTGGGACCATCTGGATGACCAAGTTCTCCAAGAGCACGCCCCTTCTGCACAAAGTTTTCATTATATCTTTTTACTTCCTTTTCCATAATTGAAAAAGGATACATTCTCCCATTTCTGTTTACACATTCAGATTGAAGGAAGACGCCACGAATGTAGTGTCTTTTATTCGCACCTCTTCCTTCAGTGATAAACTCTACTTTTTGGATTTCTTCTGTGATGAGTTTCATTTTAGTTTGTAAATGCTACTTTATTTGCTTTTATTGAAGTATCTGTCCAAATCACATCGGATGGAGTTTTTTGTAAAAACTCAACATGCTTTGTTGGCATCGTGAAATATTGACTTGTTGCAGCTCCAACAACAGTGCTGATAGCAACTGTAACATCTCCACTATGAGAATTAAATAATCTCACACAGGTTGCATCAGAAATACTAGATGCAGATCCAGCACTTGTTGTTGTGCTTTCCTCAGTCAAAATTATCTTTGTAATTTGCATTATTCTTCACCCTCTTCTTGCTCACCATTAAACATCATGGATGCAACTTCTGGACGAGCATCATCAATTCTTTGAGATGCTTTTGTATACAAAATATCTTTAATTCTATCAGAAATATTGGACGAAGATTCGCCAGTTGCAATCAAATCGACAAGTTCTTCCATAAAAGTTACTGTATAATTATAAGACTATTTATATCTTGCCACCTTTGGGCTCTATTTCAACATCAGTTTCAACTGGTGGAGCTTCTTCAGGTGGCATTTCTTCTTCTACTCCTGCCTGCTCATCTGGGATTGGATTTCCCATTTCATCTGTAGGAACATTTGGATCTGGAAGAATACCTTTTTCAATTTCATCTTCTATCTGCTCATCAATTTCGATAATTTCAGAATCAGTTTGTCTAAGTACTTTCTTACGTACATACTCAGTAGAATAGTATTTTCCAATATAAGGTTCGATTGTAGTTGCAAGACTCAATCTATTTGTAAGAAGTTCTGCTTCTTTTAATTCTGAGAAATGATTATCGTAAAGGAAATCATATTGAATATGATCTTCCATATTCTTCCAATCTTCTGGAGAAACAATATTCTTCAGAAGAAGTTGAGTGCGAAGCATATCATTAAACATTTGAGAAAATCTTTTCCTCAAACGAGCAACAAACTTTGAAAACTTAAGTTCGTCCCTCAATATTTCAGAAGATCTACCTAAATTAAATCCATCTCCACTTCCAGCAAGTCTTGATTCTGGTACAGAAAGTGCTCTATAAAGTTTTTTCTGGAAATAATCAATATCAGTAATTTCTCCAAGATTTTGACCACCTGGCAAAGTTGTAATTTCAGTGCCACGACCACCTTCTCTACGAGGAAGCCAGAAGTCCTCAAGCATACTCATAAACTTGCGATCATCACGAACTTCACCAGTATTTGCATCATATACCAGTTTATTTCTATAACGAGACATCACTTCTTTCAAATATTGCTCAGCCTTTACCTTAGGCAAGTTTCCAACATCAATATAGAAAATACGTCTTTCTGGTGCTCTTGATAATCTATAAATCACCAAAGAATCTTCAATCATTCTAAGTTGATTTAATGCTTTAATTGCCTTATGTAAGTAAGACAACACTGTACCTTTATTTCTATCAACTAATCCAGATGTGCAATATGTTACTGAGTCTTTTGCAATTTTTATAGAACCTTTGGAAGCACCACCAATACTACCCGAAGGATAATTTGGAGTTGGTGAGTAGATAAAATATTCTTCTATTTTTGAATAAGAATCTAAAGAGTTTGAATTGGGAAGAAGTCTGTTATTAACATTTATTTTACCCCCATCATTCGACTTTACCTCTTGTCGAACATGCTTCATTTTCATAGGATCAACATATCTCAATTCTTGAATACCATCATGAGGTTTCTTCATATCAATAACCTTGAGATAATATAATCTCCCATCAACATACCAATTTCGGAATATCTCATGACTTTTCCTATCAAAGTCCATCATTTCTTTGATAGATTTAAACTCTTTTCTAATTATTTCCTTTAATTTATCACTTGCATTTAAGTTTGTTAGTTCAATTTCTACAGGAGAATCATATAAATCACTAACAATAGCTTCGTTAACAATATCTTCAATCGCAGAATCGCACTCTGGATGAAGAGACATTTCTCTATATCTCCTCATCAGATCAAATTCTGTTCTGTATATTCCCTCAATATCTACATATTGGCCATAAAATCCAGATTGAATATAATAATCAACCCCGTCCTCATCATTCTGAGGAACGGGGGATACTATAGATTTGGACTTTTTCTCATTATCATCAATCGAAAAACCAAAGAGTTTCGCCATGTTATAAACTTATCTTGTTACTGTGTACTATTTAGTTAATGTCTTCACCACCTGCTGATTCAGAGGTTCCCTTGATTGCTTCCCACCAGAGAACTTGCATTTCAACAGTAAACTCTTCAATTGCCTCAGTATCATATGAAAGAGGAATTGCTGAGATTGCTGTTGGGAATAAATCGTAAAAATGATAAGATCTTAAGATAGACCCATCACGATTTAGTTGATGTACAAATGCATCAGCTTGATAAAATGCTGGATCGGTTTGCCCAGTGCTATCAGATAATCTATTAATGTAATTTGACCACTTTTCAAAGGAAGATCTGATTGAGAAATCAGTATCGTTGATGATAGTAATAGTCCAAGTTTCAAATGTGCGGTCTCCAGCAACTGTTAGAGTTCTTCCTCTAAAAGCAACTGGGATTGGTGTAATATTAGATGCTGGAAGTGCTGCAGTTTTTACAAGGAATCTTGTCTTATCTAAAGTGTTTGAATCAACTGCAACTGCTGCTGGGAATGAAAGTTCAACTTCAAATAGATTGCTTCTGGTGCCACCACCAGACATTTTACTCTTAAAATCAGTAATTTTCCTTAAAGGAATGTTGTTAATTTGATTTCTGGTTGCCATTTTTTTTAAACCTCTAGGTTAATTAAACGTTTCCGATAACTTCTTCAAAGTCAACACCAGTTTTGGTGGCAATGAATGTTAGACCGATGAAGTTAATCGATCTTGATGGTTTGATGTAGATGTCAGCAACGAATTCATTATTATCTATCACAGCAGCAGTGTTATTTGTTTCATCACAAATAACAACATAGTCAATGATTCCTCTGTTAGATTGTACGTCACGGAGGAAAGGCTCAATGGTGTTTACGAAGTTTGTTCTTGTAACTTCATCATTAAACTCAAACAATGCATCTTTAGCAGCTTGAGAAATTGCATTTTCAAGGTAAATAAACAATCTACGAACGTTGATTCTGTCAAATGCTGAAGCTCTTGCAAGACCAGTTTTATCACCAAATAAGATGATTCCTGCTCCAGGAGAGAAAATTACTGAGTTTACTCTTGCGGAGTAGAGACGATCCCTTTGTGATTTGGTTGGATTATAAGAAAGTTTCACTGCATTTAGAATTGCACCTCTCGTGGTTCCTGCAGGAGAGAACCAAGGGAAGTTGTTGATGTCATTGCGAGCACAAAGACCTGCAATATCACCATTTAGTGGCACATATCTAAACGTATTTGAGAATCTATCATACATGTATTTGTATCCACTATCAAAGATTGCATATGAAGATGAAGCAACCGATGAATAGAATGCAAGCACATTATCAGTAATGTCTGCAGCAGATCTAATCGCAACCGCAGTTTGATCCGAAGTATCTGTAAGTGCAGCACCTCTATATGGTGAGATGAATGCAACAGTATCCTTTCTCAATTCTGCAACAGAAATCAGTTTATTTGCAAGAGCTTGAGCAGTTGAGATATCATAAGCAGCAGATCCCATCAATAAGAAATCAATGGTATAATTATCAGTAGACTCAAATAAGTCATATCCATCCGACAACTCTGCAAGAGTTGCAGTTAAAGACCCAGTTGATGTAGTATTAGAACTACCGTTATAGTCCAAACCTCCAGTAAGACTATCTGTAGAAGAACCAGAAGCTGCAAAGATAATTCCCTCAGCATCTTGATCCCATCCAACATCAGATGCAAGATTAAATCCAGAACTAAACCCTGTGGTTACAACTCCAACAGGAGCTCCCAATCCATAAATGTATTCGGAAGTGTTTGCAAGGTAACTTCTCCAATACGATGGACTTCCTACAGAAAACTCAGCATCCGATGCCTTAGAAAGACTGATATGCTTCTCAAGAATTGTTCCCGCATTTCCAGTAACAGTTCCAAGTGAGTCAATGACTACAACATGAACTTCATCAAATCTGGAGTTTCTTGCAGATGCATATGCAGAAGTTCCAGGACGTGGTGCAATATTATTCCAAGAAATTGTGGAGGTAGTAGTAACACCGATTGTTTGTTGGTCAAACCAATCTAATTGAGATGTATAAGAAGTGCTTGCGTAAGATGAAGACTGACCATTGGTGTGAATTGCCACACTTCCAGAGTTTGAAAATGCATAAACACCTGATTGTTGATAATCAACATTAGTTTCGGTACCAGCGGCAGAAACGTGTGAAATTAATTTCACCGAAATAATGCCACTACCAACTTCAGTAATGATTCCCTTTAAATATCCATCTAAAACTGAAGTAGTTCCAGCACCAGGCAATACAGAACTAATGGATTGAGTTACTCCATATCCAACACCAATGCCCGATGTAGAAACACCTGAAAGAATCTGGTCTGCTTTGGAGTCGATGATTGCAACTCTAACTCCATTCGACCAAGATCCTGGATTTCTTGCAGCAACTACAACTCCAGAAAGAGTATTTTCATCATACCCAAGAGCATTGTAGTGATCTAGACTATCGATTTTAACGCTTGAAGCAGTTCCTACAAATCCATTTCTTAAATCTGCATCATTAGCTCTCACAATTCTCATGGACCCACCATAAGAAAGGTAAGATGATGCTGACAACCAATGCTCGTAGTGCTTATCAGTTGAATATGGATCTCCAAAAGTGTTTAGTAAATCATTCTCATTCTCTACTAAAATAGGTAGATCTACAGGACCTTTTGCAAATGGTGCTACTAATGCCCCAACTTTGTTTGAAGAAGGTGTAGTTCTTCCAATAGTTAAATCAACTTCCCTTACTACAATTCCAGGAGATGCTAAGTTTAGTGGCATCTGTATTCTCCTACATCCAGAATTATTCTAAAATTATTTATAATTTATCACTATTACATATAATCCCACATAAAACTTCTATCTCCATATTCATCCACATACCATCTATCACCCGAATCATCAGTAAAACTTTTATTAATATCTTCAAATCCATCAGAAATAAAACCAAAAGGTGCCATATCCTGATCTATTTGATTTTTCTGCTCCTCATATATTCTTTTACGGACATCATTATCCGTCATTTCTTTAAAGTAATCCTGAGCAACTAACCATGAAAAAATAACCATACACATGGCTAGGTCATCATTACAACCTTCTTCTGCCTCAAATGAATTATGCTTTTGAATAAAGGTAGTGAGCTCAGAAATAATATCATAATCACATAGCAATATCTTATCATCTTCTAAGAGTGTTTTAAGATTGGAGCATCCAAGTTTTTTAACTGCGGCAGTCATTCTCACTCCAAGTTGAGACTTTTTACCACTAAACCCAGTGCCAACTATCTGCCCAGCACGACCTCTCATTGATGCCATTAATATATTGTCATATTCCAAGTCATAATGTAAAATACTTGCAACTTGGTCTCCAATATCATTAACTTCTATCAATAACCAAGCATTATTATAACCTCTTCCAACTTCATCTACAATGCTTGGAAACATCATTGGTTTTATTTCATTATTCCTATATTTGGCTACAACTTTATATGGAAAGTTTGTAATGTCAAAGACAATAAATGCAGAATAATCATTACCAATTCCACGAGCAACATCAACAGTAATTAAGTAATTATTTCCCTCTACTGGATTTTCATAAACATATATTCCTGCATTTTTCTTTATCGGATCTTCGTATACAAGATTTCTAAGTTTTGAAGGATTGATAAGAGTATTAACCGAACCCAAAAACTCACAATTGTGTGATACTAAATTATTTGAATAATAAAGATTATCTTCACCGACATCGAGCAAATCATAAAGATATATTCCTTCCTCCACTATTTCATTATATACTACTTTTTTTCCCTGCAGTAAATCATCAACTTTGATTGTTGACGCTTTAATTTTTTCTTTTCCGAAAGAATGATTATCGGAGCACTTTATTTCTGATCCATCATCAAATATTATCCAATGATAGAAAGGTTTATAAACTTTTTGAATTCCTGAAAAAGACTTAAATCCATTGGGAGTTCTTACTTCAATATTTTTATTAAGTTTAAACATTTTTCCAACACTCGTTTAAAACAATCTTTTTCATTCCTTGAGGCGTTAAATCATATTCTTTGGCATATTTTTTACAAAATGCCTGAACATATGACATTTTTTTACCATTTTTCATAATCATTCCAACATTTTGCAAATCTGGTTTTTCATTATATAGTTTTCTTATTTCTCTTATCTCATCATCATTAATTTTTCTACTAAAAACTCTACCTTTTCGGGACGTACTCATTTTTTCTATTGTTTCTTCTGAGAAACAATTTTTCATACCTTTATTCCATGGAATATTACCTTTCTTAACTCCCCCAGTACCCTTTCTTTCATAATTATCAAATCCTTCCCCACCTGTGGACTTATTCCATCCATTTTTAAAAGTATCAAATTTTTCTATGTAAAAGATTTCTTTTTCCTTTGCTTTTTCTGGAAGATTTATTTGCTCGCTTATTTCAAAAGTATGTGGTGGTTTATTTCTTTTATGCTCTCTTTTTCTAGCATTTAAGTTTTGAGTTTGTCCAACATATTTAACTTTGCCGTTTGAATCTTTAAGAAAGTAAATATAATACATTTTTATTACTATTTATAATCCAAAAAACTCACAATCGTTGATACAAATCCTCCATAGAAATTTTTTGAGGAATGCCATCTATATCTAAAATTTCAATTGTCGTATCACCACTTAAACATTCAAACTCAACCTTAAACTGCTGCTCAGAAGTATTAGCAATAGTCTGTTTCTTCCATTCTTCATCTCTTCCTGGGACTTCTGACCAATGAACATCTGTCGGCACATATTCATTTTTTTGTTTTTCCGCATCATGCCACATGCGGTAAAAGTGATTCATACCGTGTGGAGTGGATACTATGATAACCTTAGTATTTTTACCAGATGTAATAGTGGGATAAACAGAGGCAAAGAAAGAGTCTGCAATGTGATTTGGAACGAATGCAAACTCGTCCAAAAATAAGATATTGAAAGACATACCTCTAACTGCTGATGCAGAAGTAGATGCTGCTAATATCTTAGACCCATTTTCAAGTTCGATAGATCCTCTATTCCAAGAAATAACACCCTGCTGCATCCATTTGGGAAGATTTTCATAAGCAGTTGCTAATCTATGCGGTTGCTGCCTTGTTTGCCAGAATACCAATATTTACACTGTCATTGAAAATTAGATAATGAAGGAGATATGAAACAACGGTTGTTGAGTTGTGTGTAGGAATAAAAGTTTTACCGCACAAAAATAAATGATCTTCACTATCAACTTGTATACAAGCAACAGGTACACTATCAACTTTTTCTATTTTATGAATGTAATGTCTACCTTCTTGTTTTCTTTCAGAT